CAATTAATAGACTATATGGGTGACGATCTGACTGTAGTCAATGCGGCTAGAGTTAGTATGGATAAGGAAAGTGATTGGAGACAAAACAAACACAAGCAATGGGTTGTAAAAGAAGAAGACAAGAAGCTAATTAAATACTTAGCCAAACATAAACACTGGACACCGTTTGCACACCCACAGATAACACTACGAGTGAGAGCACCTGTGTTTGTTAGGGTTCAGTGTTTTAAACACAAGGTAGGGTTCACAGAGAACGAGATTAGTAGACGCTATGTAAGTAGTGAGCCTACATTTCATAGACCCATAGAGTGGCGAAAGAGAGCTACTAGTATTAAACAAGGGAGTAGTGATGAAATCATTGATGCGTTACCTAACCTCAACAAGACAGTCAGAGAAGCGTATAGCGACTTGCTACTTCATAGTCTTAATCTGTACAATGAGTTACTTGACGAGGGTGTATGTCCAGAACAGGCAAGGATGGTACTACCACAGAGCATGGAAACGGAATGGTATTGGACAGGCTCACTTGCATCATTTGCTAGGTTTGTTAAACAAAGGACTCATGAAACTAGCCAACGTGAAACTAGTATTATTGCTAGAAAGTGTGCCACCCTTATCCAACCTTTATACCCAGAAGCGTGGAGGGCTTTAATGCATGAAGACAACGAAGAATGATATAACTGGTGACAAACTAGTTACCAAAACAACAGACAAGTACAGAGATAACTATGACGCTATCTTTAATACAACTCAAGTAGCACTGACTGAGCCAGAGACACCAAGTAAAGGTAAGATGTGTATACCTGAAGAAGGTGGGGTCAGGATAGCTTGTATTAGTTATGAAGACTTTAAACGGTACGGGTGGGATCGTAAGTATATGTGGTTTGAACCAAAGAAGGAGAGTGAATGAAAGACAAGTATGACTTTATGTACGGGGTAAATAGACCTAAACATTTACCAACACCTGACGAGATATTTGAGTGGACATGTATCTTCTTAGCAGGATTCACAGTGGGTGTGATTCTATTTTAGACACACAAAGGAGACTGAAATGAATAACAGTAATATATTTAGACAACGTGAGTCGTATAGACCATTCAAATATGAGTGGGCTTATGAGATGTTTAAAGAACATGAAAAGATGCACTGGACTAGTGAAGAAATACCACTACATGAGGATGTCAAAGATTGGCAGACTGTACTTACGGAGGACGAGAAGTTCTTGATTCGTAACATACTACTGTTGTTTACACAAGCAGATGTAGATGTGGCTAGTGGTTACTACGACAAGCTAATCCCTTTGTTCCCTAGCCCAGAGTTAAGGATGATGATGGGGTCTTTCGCTAACCGTGAAGCTACTCACATTGATGCTTACTCATTGCTTACTGACACACTAGGGTTTAGTGAAGACATATACAGTGAGTTTAGAGACTACCCTGTTATGGCACGTAAGCATGACTACATAAGTAAGTTTAATCCCTCCAAGTGGCATCCTACTGACGTAGCTAAAACACTAGCTGTGTACTCAGGGTTCACAGAGGGACTTCAACTGTTTAGTTCTTTTGCTATGTTGCTTAACTTCCAACGCTTCGGTAAGATGAAGAACATGGGAGTAGTAGTAGAGTGGTCTATCAAGGATGAGACTAAGCACATAGAAGGCATGACAACAGTGTTCCGTACTCTTATCAAAGAGAACCCTAAGCTGTGGACTGATGACTTTAAACTAGAACTGTATACGATAGCTAGGGAAATGGTAGAGCTAGAGGACGCATTTATAGACATGTGTTTTAGTAAAGGCAGTATAGAAGGTATTACTAGTAGTGAAATGAAACAGTACATACGTTACATAGCAGATCGTAGGCTTATGCAACTAGGTCTTAAAGCTAATTGGGAAGTAGAGTCTAATCCCCTACCTTGGATTGATGAGCTACTAGGTAGTGTAGTACACACTAACTTCTTTGAAGCACGTAGCACAGAGTACAGTAAAGGGGGAGTCAAAGGTGACTTCAAAACACTAACATTCCCGAAGATCAAGGGTAATAAGTAAAAGGACACTATATAATGGACAAATTACCATCACAAACCGTTGATTTAATAACACAATTAGACAAGATGTATCCTGACAACTTCCCTATAAACGACTTAGGTATTACAAGTCCTTATGACATAGGTAAAAAGGCAGGAGTCATAGAGCTAATACGACTATTCAAACACTTACAAGAGAAAGGAGAATCCTGATATGGGAGGAACACCAGAAGTACCTGCACCACCACCACAGAGTCCTGCTCCACCCCCTGAACAGCCAGTAGAAGAAGCTATATTCAAGCCTACTGCGGATGAGTCAGGTGACAAAGAAAGGAAGCTGAAGGCTATTAAGTTAGGCAAGAAACGATTACAAGTCCCTGTATCAGGTGGTACTAAAGCAGGTGTGAACAGGAGTACTTAGCTATGGCAGGTTTAGCAGATGATGATGATGTACAATATGTAAAGACCCCTGCTCCTTTAGCGATGGGAGGTACTATGGCAGAGACTGACAAGTTTAAACCAACACCTGCCGATCCTAAGCCTGTAGTAAACAAAGGTAAAGGTAAGTTAAAGATAACCCCTAAGAAAACAGACTCAGGAATGGGCGTAAACACAGGGTACAAATAGATAAGAGGTTCAATATAAAATGGCAATAGAGCAGGAAGAAACAACGTCTCTAAAGTCTAGGTGGTCTAAGTTAGAAACCAGTAAGACTACAGTGCTTGACAGAGGTCGAGCCTGTGCAGAGCTTACTATTCCTTCCTTACTTACTAAGCAGGGACATAAGGAGCAAGATACATTAGCTACTCCTTATCAGTCCTTGGGTAGTAGGGCTATTAACCATTTAGCAAGTAAGTTACTACTTACTTTACTCCCTCCAAATGCTCCTTTCTTTAGGCTTATACCTAACAAGGAAGAGACAGCACCGCTAGATGAAGTTCAACGAGCAGAGTTAGACAAGACGCTAGAAGCGTTTGAGCGTGAGCTTTACACTTACATAGAAAAGAAAGCATACCGTGTTCCTTTATTTGAAGCCTTAAAGCTACTCATAGGTACTGGTAACGCTTTACTACGCCTTGAAGAAGGTACACTCAGAGTATACAACCTAGAAGAATATGTCGTAAAGCGTAATGCGCTAGGTAAAGTGATTGAGATCATTGTAAAGGAAGCAGTACATCCTACTGACGTACCTGAAATAGAACTTACGGAGGAAGAAAATGACCTGTACACATGCTGTAAAATCATGGAAGACGGGAAATACCATGTTTATCAAGAGGTCAATGAAGAACCTGTACCGAGTTCCGAAGGTATTATCAAAGCAGAAGATATACCCTTCCTCGCTCTACGGTGGACAGCTATCAACGGTGAGAATTATGGTAGAGGTTTAGTAGAACAGTACTTAGGTGACTTACGGAGCCTTGAAGCCTTAAGCCAAGCAATGGTTGAAGGAGCAAGTGCAAGTAGTAAGATAGTCTTTATGGTTGATCCTACTGCTACAACAAGAGCTAAGGATTTAGCCAAAGCTAAGTCAGGTGACTTTGTTCAGGGACGCATGAATGATGTTACTACTCTACAAGTGAATAAAGGGTCTGATATGCAGATACCTTTCCAACTTGCAGAGCAGTTACAACAACGTCTAGCGGCGGCATTCTTACTTACTGAAGGAGCACGTAGGAACGCAGAACGTGTAACAGCAGAAGAGATCAGACTAGTAGCAGGTGAGTTAGAAGATGCACTAGGTGGTATTTACAGTATCTTAAGTCAAGAGCTTCAGCTACCACTAGTTAAGATCATACTTAAAGACAGTAAAGTAAAACTACCTGATGGACTTGTAGAACCAGTTATTGTTACTGGGCTAGAAGCACTAGGTAGAGGACACGACTACAACAAGTTAGTTATGTTCGCACAGACTTTACAACAACTACTAGGTGCTGAGATATTTGCTCAAGCTACTAATGTAGATGCTGTTATTGACCGTGTTGCTACTAGCTTAGGTGTAGATGTTACAGGTATCATTAAAGACCCTGAGCAACGTGCTCAAGAGCAACAACAACAGGCACTACAACAGGCAGGGCAGGTTGGAGCAGACGCTATGGCACAGTCAGCAGGACAGGCGGCAGGTGCAGGTGGTGCTCAAGCAGTGATGGGTGAGTAAACTTAGTTTAGCTTGCAATCCAAACATATTAAACAAGAGACAATATACAATGAAAAGATTACTACTACTACTTCCTTTACTATTACTTGCTACTCCAAGTCAAGCAAGTGAAGAGTTCGCAATCAAGATGAAAGACGCAGGTATTCGGTGGACACATGATGCGGATAATATGGGTAACTTTATGGGTACTCCTACCAACCAAATGCGATTGTACACGACTGCTTACGTAGGCAGTAAGGCACACGAAGTACGAGTAGCGTGGGATCAGACTAACTTAGCCGCTCCTTGGGACACGTTTAGATCAAGGGACTCTGTAAGTGAAACTGTATTCATGCAGTACCAGTACAACTTTAAGTAGGCATAGGCATGGGGGAAATTAGATACACTGTATATGTACAAGACGAGGAGACATTAGATGGCAGACCTACAGATAAACGAAGCACAAGAGACGCAAGCCCCAAACCTAAGCGAGTACGAACAAGCGATGGTAAACGTGGCGGACGCAAAGGAACAACAAGTAAACGAAAGTCTACGGACTGATGCTGAGAACGCTGAGAGTGCACCTCCTGAAGAGGAAGAGCGCAAGTTAGCAGGTAAGTATAAGTCAGTAGAAGACCTAGAAAAAGCCTATGCTGAATTAGAAACTAAGTTAGGACAACGTGATACACCTTCTGAGGAAGATACTGAATCACCTACGCCTAATGAAGCGGAAGAAGCAGTGAAGGAAGCAGGATTAGATTTCTCTAGTCTTGAATCTGAGTATGACACTAACGGTCAGCTTAGTGATGATTCATTTAAGAAGTTAGAGCAAGCAGGTATACCTAGAGCGGCAGTAGACCAATATATAAAAGGGCAAGAGTCCTTGAATACTGGGTTTGCTGATCGTGTTCAGTCCGAAGTAGGTGGCGAACAGGAATACAACTCTATGGTAGAGTGGGCTAGTACTAACTTAAGCACATCAGAGCAGACAGCTTTTAATGATGCTTTGACTAATGAAGACTCAGCTAAGTTTGCTGTACAAGGGTTATACAGTAGGTTCAGGACAGCTAATCCTAACCTGATTGGAGGTAATCGCATCTCTGGTCAATCAACTAGCTCTGGTGGATTTGAAACCAAGAGTGAAATGATAAAAGCTATGGGAAGCCGTGAGTACAAATCAGACTCTACATATAGAGCTAAAGTACAGGCTAAACTAGCTAAGTCAAACTTCTAAACAAGTATAAGTATGTATAAATGCCCTGCTGTGTAGACTGAGGTCTAAAGTAGTAGGACACCGTTTAAACGCACGTACACGTAAAGGAGATACATTTAATATTTATACATAGGAAATAAACAACATGGCATATGATCCAAGTAACCCCGCAGGCTCGACGAGTTTTGCGGCACACGCTACCACAGGCGTAATCAGCGCAGGTACAGACATTGCGCTAAAAGTATTTAGTGGCGAAGTCTTAACAGCGTTCGCAAAGAAGAACGTATTTATGCCGCTAGTGACTACCAGAACTATCAACTCTGGTAAATCAGCACAGTTCCCAGTGATCGGGAGAATAGAAGACACTGGTACTGCTCCAAACGTAAACTATGCTACTAAAGTACATATTCCGGGAAATGACATTGCAGTAAGCACTGTCGCTCAAGCGGAACAGGTCATTACAGTCAAAGCTCGTAGATACGCTTCCGTATTCGTAGATGACTTGGAAGAAGCAATGTCTCACTATGAAGTACGTGGTCAGTACTCTACCGAGATTGGTAATGTATTGTCTAATAAAGTAGACAGTGCTGTGATTGCCCAGTTAGCGGCTTGTACTACTGCTACGAATAAGACGGGTCAGCCTTCAGCTAACGCAAAGAATGTATTAGGCTTAACTAATTCGACTGCGTTGAAAGCGGCTTTCCCTGACAAGTTAGTAGAAGCAATGTTTGATACTCAAACTGTCTTCGATAACAATGATGCTACGGGTGAGCGTACTCTGGTACTTAATCCTGAAGCATACTACTTGCTTGTACAGTCTAGTAAAGCGGTTAACCGTGATTGGACTAGTAGCAATGGTGGTATTGATACAGGTAATGTATTCAAGATCGCAGGTGTTCCTGTTGTTGTGTCTACTAATCTGCCATCAGGTACATGGGGCTTTATGTTTACACCTCAAGCAGTTGGTGTTGTTAAACTTATTGACATCAAGTCAGAAGCTAACTACATCCCTGAGAAATTAGGTACTCTACTTGTCTCATCTTATGCGATGGGCGAAGGCGTACTTAACGCAGGTTGTTCACAGCAGTTCACAACTACTTAAACTTAACCTAGTGTAAGCTAGGAGTAAGTGCATGACAGAGGGATACATTCTAGTTTAATCACTAGGGTGTGTCCCTTTTTTTTCACCTCCTAAAGTAAGGAGATTTAATGAAGAAGTTAAATGATGCTATCAATATCTGCCTGACTACTATAGGAGAGCGACCTTTAGGGGTGGCAACGTCTATAGAAGGCGTATATGAAGCTGAGTTAGCAGATACAGCTATAGAAGAAGCTAAGACAGAGTTACTAAGTACAGGTTTCTCTTTCAATACAGACACAGGGTGGGCATTAATGCCTGACACAGGAGGTACAATAACTAAGCCTTATGGGGCGTTAGTGGTTGATGCTACTGGTGTAGACTCTAATTACATTATAAAAGATAACAAGATGTATGACAAAGGAACACACAGTCATACGTTTACTAGTGTCGTAGAAGCAGACATTATATGGAATACAGACTTTGACGATTTACCTGCCAATGCACAAGTAGTAATTGTAGACAGGGCTAAAGTAAAGCTGTACTCAAGGGTTGTGGGAGTAAGTGCCACTGACGGCACAATGAAGATACTAAAAGAGGATGTGATAAAGTCACATGCGTCTCTGATTAGCGATGAAATGAGAATAGGTAACTATAGTATCTATGACGATGGATCAAGTAATAGGGCAATGACTCGTTCAAGAAACCCATCAGGATTATAAGGAGGATACTGTGAGTGAAGTAAATCAAACTATACCGTCCTTTGTTAATGGGGTATCTAAACAAGCAGTAGAGTCACGGCATGTCACTCAAGTAGAAGAGATGGTGAACTGTAGTGTGTCTTTCGTAGACGGTACACGAAGAAGAGCACCTCTTGAAAAGATAGCCGAACTCCCTGATTTAGATGGTACAAAACCTTACCTGTATTCGTATGAACGAGGGGATGGAGTAGAGTCCTACCTTGTAGCTATTTTAAGTGGAGCGTGGTTCGTATATGACTTAGATGGTAACAAAGTAGATCAAGGAACTGACTCCTATCTGGATGTACCTGTAGGATCAGACCCAGTAGACGTATTTACTTCTACTACTATTGGTGATACTACTTTCATAGTAAACAAGACTAAGAATGTAGCTAAAAGTTCAGCGTTTACACACGGTACTAGTAATACAACACAGAACCAAAAGTATGCTTATTATTGGGTTAAACGCTCATATATCGCCTATGGTGGAATGGATAACCAACAAGCGGCTACATACCAATATAAGATAACGAACAATGATGGGACAACCTCTACAACGAGTACACGACCAACTAACACGGAAGCTAATTCAGGGTCTTGTTCGATTGAAACAGATGCTGACAACCCTGTAAATATAACAGAAGACCTTTGTACTGATTCTAGTATAGGAGGTACATGGACTTCCCATCCTGTAGGCTCAAACGCTTACGGAAAGAATACACTGACTGTAGCTAACACGTTAGCAGGAGATATACAGGGGAGTAATTCAGGATCAGTAGTACGTAAGTTAAAGTGGAACGGATCAGGAGAACCTACGGGTACTTGGGAAGTATCTGATACGTGGGGTAACATGGCTTCAGAAGGGTGGTGGGGCTACATAAGTAAAGTACAAGACCTACCTAGCGACATGGGTGCGTACTCTGGTAGCAATACCTTAGTAAAAGTTACAGGCGATGAGAAGAATAACTTTGAAGGCTTCTGGACTACATACGAAGATGGTATATGGAAAGAGTCAGTAGCATCAGGACTATCTACAGGGTTAGATAAAGCTACGATGCCGCATACGCTTGTACGTACTTCATTGACTAACTTTACCTTTGGGGAGTTTGACTATAGTGACCGTAAGGTTGGGGATGAGTTTACTAATCCTATGCCTAGCTTCTTTGATGAAGACGCAAACTTAGGTTACCCAATAGAAGACGTATTCTTTTATCGTAACCGTTTCGGTATGATTAGTAGGGACTCTATTATCTTAAGTGAAGTGGGTATCTATGAGAACTTCTTTAGAACTACTGTCACTGACCTACTTGCTTCTGACCCCGTAGACGTAGCTGTAGACTCAAATAAAGTAGTCAACCTCAAGTATGCTGTTCCATTCAAGCGTAACTTACTACTGTTTGGAGCTAATGCACAGTATATTCTTAGTTCTGAGAACGAGCTAAGACCAGATACAGTGTCTATAAGTCAGTCTACTGAGTACAGTTTAAACCCTAATACGAAACCTATTGCAATCGGTCCGAATACTTACTTTACAGTAAACAAAGGTAAAGGAACACAGGTAAGGGAATACTATAACGTACCTGACTCTGTTGATAATATTGCCGAAGATGTAACAGCACATGTTAGTGAGTATATACCTAAGAATGCTGTTGATCTAGAGGGAAGTGATAAATACGATATGTTGTTTATACTTGCCGAGGGTGAGCCTGTTGCAGGTGAGGATAGTCCTGAAAGAGCTAATATCTATATCTACAATCAGACATGGGAAGGCACTAAGAAAGCACAGTCTGCATGGCATAAGTGGGATTTAGCTCCTGCTAATACACACATCTTAGCGATAAGAGTATTCAGAGATGATCTCTACATGATATGTCACTTTAACGATCCTGAAGAGGGTGTACAAGGCGAGATGGTGTTAAAAAAGATTAGCCTAGCCAAGACAGACTATGAGAACGCAGTCTATATGGATTTAGTTGGTGATGACCCTAACAACTTAGAGGGACTAACGTACTCAAGCTCAATTGAATTAAGTGAGTGGGGATTCAATGCAGGAGGAACATCTAAAGTAGACGATAAACAAGGAAGACTCCAAATAAGAAGCATAGAGCTACAGGCTAGAACTGGGTCAACACAACAGATCAAGGTACAAGTGGGTGATGCGGTGGCAACTACAGATAGCGACACTGCTACTGTTATGGGGGAGACTAAGAACACAAAGATAACAATACAATCAATACCCGTTGAGGAAGGTAGTGATGACACTACACAAACAGCAAAGGGATTCTGTATTGATTCCACCAATCTAAAAGGTAGATTCACTAGCCGCTCAAGGGCAGTATAATCACCACAACTAAGTAAAAGGATAGAATATGATTTCAGACAAGATCATCGAAGCAGATGGAGCGACCAACGTATTCAGCGTTGGGTTTCGTATCATCTCAGATGACCACATAAAAGTATTCCAAACTCCTCTTGGCGGTACTGAGTTCACTACAAGCAGAGATGACTATACAATCATCAATAACTCTGTAGTGTTCGACACCGCACCTTCTGCCGACACAACACTTACGATCCAAGTAAGTACTGACGCAGGAGACTTGTTATTCTCCCCCACATTCGTAGGCACAGTAGCGGCATCAATAGATGATGTAGAGGTTGTAGCTGACCACGTAGATCACATCCAAGTAGTATCTGAGGATTTAGGCGTAGGAGCAGTCACACATGTGGACTACGGTGATCTGACAAGTACTACAGCTACTCCTTCATCTACCTCATCTATACACAATGTCTACACCAACTTAGGAGACATAAATACCCTTGCTACACAAAGCAATATAGGGGATATACAAGACGTAGCAGATAGCATATCAAGTGTTAATACGTTAGCACCACACGCAACGGCTATAGGTACTCTTGCTACAATAGATAACCTGTCTGCTGTTACCAATGTCAATGCGGCATTAGGTTCAGTTCAAAGTGTTGACCTTGCCATATCAGCAGGTACGTTTACTGATGTGTCGAACAACCTATCGGATATTCAAAACGCTTCTCAAAACGCTACTACTGCAACAACTCAAGCAGGGGTTGCAACAACGCAAGCAGGGTTAGCTACAACGGCTAAAGATGAAGCTGAAGATTGGGCAACCAAGTTGGGTGCGCCAGTTGACAACGGTGAATACTCAGCCAAATACTGGGCAACTCAAGCCGATGTTGGAACAGTAGCAAGTAAAGCAACAGAGATTGGTTTGTTGGGTACAGTAGATGCTGTTGCCGATATGAATACGTTAGGTACGAGTGCTATCGTAGCAGACCTAAATACCGTAGCAACTAATGTCACAGCAGTATCGACAGTAGCGACTGATATAGTGAAAGTCGTAAAGGTAGCAGATGACCTACTTGAAACTATTAGTGAAATAGAAACAGCCGCAGATGACCTGAACGAAGCTAGTTCTGAGATAGATGTAGTAGCGACTAATATAGCTGATGTAAATACTGTAGGCACGAACATAACCGATGTGTCTTCAGTAGCGTCTAACATTACCAATGTGGTCAATGTTGGGGCGAATATAACGGCTATTAATACGGTTAATGCAAACATAGCAAGCGTTAACAACTTTGGTGACACCTACTCTGTATCTGCGACTGCACCAACTACCAATCTGGACACAGGTGACTTGTACTTTGACACCACCACAAACACTATGAAAGTGTATGGTTCAAGTGGGTGGCAAGCGGCAGGTTCATCAGTCAACGGAACAGCAAGAAGACAGTCTTTTACTGCTACAGCTAACCAGACAACATTCACCGTCACAGGTGGATTTGACTCTGGGTTTGTAGACGTTTATATGGACGGTGTGAAGCTACATACCTCTGACTTTACAGACAGTTCTGGAACTTCTATTGTTCTTGCAAGCGGAGCAGTGGTCAACCAGTTAATCGACATCATTGCTTACGGTACATTCACTTTAGCTAACTTAGCTATTGCTGATGTAGCGAGTTTACAGAGTAGTCTTGACGGTAAAGTAGATGACTCACAGGTGCTAACAAATGTGCCTAGTGGGGCGTTGTTTACGGATACAGCTTACACCAAACCTAATGCCGAACCTATTAGCTATATTACAGGGTTACAGACAGCGTTGAATGGTAAACAAGCAAGTGGTTCTTACTTATCTCCTACAGGGGATGCTAGTCAACTCACTAACCTGCCAGCAGGGTGGTCGTATGCGACAACACTCAAGTTCGCATAATATAATTAATAAGGAATACAAATG